CCCAGCGGGGAGCCCCAGCGAAGCTGGTCGGGTTTCGCGATCAGCCAGGTCCTCACCCCGCGCGAAGCTGAACGCCCCAGTGATGGCGCTGCCAATCTCGATCGACATAGCGAGCCGAGATTTCGAGATATCCCACGCTCGGGCGCTGAGAGCGTTCACAAGATCAGGAATAGGGGAAAATGCGTGCAGATCCCGGCTGAGCCCCGCGAGCAGCGCGCCCCCGTTTACGTCGAAGTCACCGTAACGGTGGTCGAACGGTCCGAACGACGGCGCGTCCGCAGTCTCGATCCCTGCGAGGAACATAACGAAAAGCAGATCATGTACGTTCTCAGCAGCAATCTCGCTGACTTTGTTCCGTGCCTCGGCGGCGGCGTCACATCGGCGGTCACCTTCGTCGTCAGCCGCATAGAAGGACGAGGCGTGCGATGCGGTCTCACCCCAGCGCAGGAACGCCGTGTACATCGCCGGCGATAGTAGATCATGCGCTGTCTCGATCAGCGCGCAGGTCATGCTCTGAATAAGAGCTACGTCTTTTGCCGTTGCGGCACCCTGGTCCCAAACCAGATCATCCAGCGTGCCGTCGCGTGTGTCCGCCGTCAGCTTTGCCATCGCGTCATGAATCGCCGCGGTCGCCTCGCCTGCGATGAAGGCGACCCGGATGTTGGGTTGCGCCGCTATCGTTGGGGTGTTCGCGAAATCAGTATGCTTGAACTGCGTTGCCATGTCCGACCTCCCAAAGCGCAACCTCATATTGCGACTTTCGAAAGGGTTTATGTGGGACCCGTCCTACTACGTCAAGCATAAAGTAGGCTTGATCCTACTTATAGGTCATCGTCGTAGGTCTGATCTGGCCAAAAGCCGTCTGCGCTCGGGGCGGGCTCGTTTGATTTCTTAAGGGGAAGCGACGGCTGCTCGCCATCGAATGCAACACGGATCCAGCCCACCTTCGGCTCGAGGCTCTGAAATATGGCTGTGGCATCATGGCCCTGTCGCCACAGGGTGCCGATGAACACGGCACGCTCCGATGCAAGGTATCCGAGCTGAATTCCCCGGCAGGAGAACACGGCGATTGCGTGCTCATCGAACTGGTTGGTCGGCTCTCGTCGAAGCTCGATCGGCTCGCCTGGCTTGCATATCTCAAGCTCAAATCGTCGGCCCGGCCCGCGCTTGTTGGGGTAGTCGATGCCAACGATTGCTAGAGATTGCTGCCGCACCTAGCCGATGTATTTCAGCGCAATCATCAGGATGCCGAGTACCGTGCCGACACCGCCAACCCAGTTCCGCATTTTCGTGCCGACCCAATCCTTGTCGGGCAGAACTTTTACCCTCTCTTCAATGCGTCCGGTGGTTTCGGTCAATCCAAGGAGCTTTGCTAGATCGCCGCGGACGTGCTCCATGTGAGCTTCGAGTTTGGCAATGCGCGGCTCCATATCCGGTGACTTGCCACCGTCGCCTCCGTTATTCAAGGGTGGCTTCGGTGGGCCTGGAGGTAGCGCGGCGTGAATAAGTTCGCTCTGAGCGTTTAGATCGTTTGCTAAAACTGCCGCAAGCATAGCCTCCCGGCGCTGATCAGGATGAGGCATTACAGCAAGTCCTTATCGAAGCCGGCCACTTCCCAAATAACTTCCTTAAGAGCTTGGTCCGCCTCTCTGTATTTCTCAAGCCAATCTTGCGCTTCTACCGGTCGGCCGCTGGCGGTGGCCATCATGGCGTTGTGCAAGTCTATCATGCATTGCCGTGTCGCAATCACTAGCTTCGCGACGTCGGAGTTAACCGCTGGGGCGATCCATTTTTCTGTATTGACGCTCATTAGAGGTCCCTCGCAAACCGAATGACGCGCCCGCCAATCCTGATCTCGTCTCCACCGACCTCGTAATTGTCGATCGTTGGGTTATCAGAAATCACCAATACGCGGCCCTCCTTAAGGGAGCGTAACCGCTTGATCGCAGCGGCGCCGTTGATCGACACGGCCCACACTCGGTCCTGCTGGTTGAGGTTCGTTTGGGTGCTGTCAATCCAGACAAGATCATTGCTATTTAGCGTCGGAAACATGCTGTCACCCACGCCGCGCGCGATACGCAGACGGTGTGGAGGAGTTCGGGTAAAGCCGCGGACGTAGCCCAAGTCGAAGGATACGGGTTCCTCTTCAATGTAGTCGTCGACTGTAGCACCTGGCCCCATGGGCAGTGACAGATCGAGCCTAATAATTTCGACCATCTCGCCTGCATCAGCTGTATGCATTTTTGGCTGGTCAGCGTCGAGTGCTGGTTGCTGTTTTATGGGCGATGATCGCGGATGCACGAGATCGACAAGTTGCTCGTCGGGAAGCGACAGGACTCGCTCGATCGCTCGCAATGTGTCCGGACCAGGCCTTTTGCTCTTCCCACGCTCAATATCCCAGAGTGGTTTTCCGGTCGTTCCCAGCGCCTTCTTGAGCAGCTGATCGTTTGCATCACGAGTTCGACCTGAGGCTATCACGGCCTCACGAATAGCAAGTTGGAGCGGGGTCGCACTGTTATCAGTCATGTGGGGTTCTTCCCACATCTAGCTCTTAACCGGAATGCTAGGACGCAGCCTATATAAAGCGATTGACTGTAGGACACGCCCTACACTACAGTCTGTTTTATGCAGACCGATACGCTCCCCCTCGTCGATGCGATCTCGATCTTCATCGATGATCATGCAATGTCACCGGTGACTTTTGGCCGTAAGGCAATGCGCGATCCGCATTTCGTCAGCCAGTTGAAAAACGGTAGACGCGTCTGGCCGGAAACCGACGCGCGCGTTCGCAAATTTATGGCAACGTATCGCTTTAGCAACGCTAGCATTGCGGCATGAACGCTGCTGATCGCTTTCGTCGATCTGTATGGACACCAATGCCAGTTAGCGTCGTCGCGCTAAATACGGCATGGCTGATATACCATCCGTGGAGTTGGTGTGCTTCTCCGCCGCCAACTTCTAAGCGCTTCTTACCGGCAGCGGCGGATGTAGGGGTGATCGCGCTCCGCAGGATGCCTGCGGTCACCCCACCTTTAATCATTGGTCGGCACAGTGGTGAGAACGATGTCGACGATATCGGTCAGGACGCGACGCGGCATCCCGTGAATCGTCAACCAGTTCAGATGATCCAGCTCGTCAAGAAACTGGTGGACGACGTCGTTCCCGATGTCCGCCTGCCGCATGGCGTCCGTCAACGCCGCGATCAGATTGGCAAGCGCGATTACCGTAAGGTCGATCTGCTGCCGCGCTTTCGTGTCTTTCACCATGCAGAGGCAATTGCCGCATGAACGCACCGTACATCCACGGACGCCGTCGCACGTTCTCCGCGTCAACCGCGGTCGATACGCAAAACGCTGTCATCACGTCGATTAAAACGGACGACGGCGCGACTTGGGGCGACATGGGTCGCGTGCTGGGCAAATCAGAGGATCGGGCCGCAGCGTATGCCAACACCGCTTCCCCGATCGACCTGCCGACGTTCCTGGCCGGCTGTCACGAGTGGGGCGGCCGGTTCGCGGATCCTTTGCTTGCGCTCGTTGGCGGGCGCTGGGCGGACGCGGGATCTGTTTGCTCGGGCGATGATCCAGCATCGATCACGCTTGCTACGCTGTTGCCGTCGATCATTCGCGCAGAGCTCGACGGTGAGACGACAGTCGAGGAAGTGGCACCGCATGAGGCATTGATCCGTCGGGCGCACGCGATCACCTGCCAGTGGCTCGAAATGATCGCAGCCGCGAAGGGAGGCACTAAGTGAGCCGTTCCACCGGACGCGCCGAGCGTGACGCAGCATTCCGCCAAGCCATCGACGAGGCCAAGCAGCGGTACAACATCAGCGATGTCGTAGCCCGCACCCGCAAGGTTGTCCGGGCGGGCAAGAACGAGAAGCGCGCTCTGTGCGCCTTCCACAGCGAACGCACACCATCAATGCAGCTGAACGATGCGAAGGGCACGTATCACTGCTTCGGGTGCAACGCGTCCGGCGACATCGTCAAATACGTCATGGAGACTGAGAACCTCGGCTTCATGGATGCAATGAAGTGGCTGGGCGCGGCGAGCCTTCCGGGCGTCGATCCAGCTCAGCGCGCAAAGGCGGCGGCGGAGGACGAAGGCGACCGCCAACGTGCCATCGATCGTGCCCAGCGAGTATGGGATAAGGCGTCCCCTGCCCCAGGCACACCCGCTGAGGTCTACCTGCGCGGGCGCGGCATCGTCATGCCCATTCCTCACACGATCCGCTTCGCAAGAACCCCGGCTTGGTACGACGACGCGACCGGTGAATGCGGTCCCGACCTGCCCGCGCTGGTCGGCGCGGTGGTCGATGGCGATGATCAACTCATTGGTCTCCAGCGCATCTTCCTTGCCGACGGCGGGAAGCAAAAGGCGCGGATGGAGAAACCGAAGCGTAGCCTCGGGCGGATCAAAGGTGGCGCGCTGCGGATCAACTCGGATGCCGACAGCGTCGGCGATGAACTGATCGTCACCGAGGGGCCGGAAGACGGTCTGAGCCTTGCGCAGGAGCTTGGTGCCGAAGTCTGGGTTACGCTGGGCACCGCGATGATGCCGCATATCGATTACCCGCGGCGAATCGTCTCAATCGTGATTGCCGGCCAGAACGACGCTGCCGGCCGGGCCGCAGTCGAGAAGGCTGAAGAAGAACTTATCGAACGCGGCTACGCGACACGGATCATGTGGCCTGCCGAGGGCTTCAAGGACTGGAACGACCAGCTTCGCGGTATCCGGTCATGAGCGGCGCGTTCGAAGAGCAGTTCGCTACGGCCGCGACAACGAGCCCGTTATACAACGTCGAAGCAGAGATCGGCTTTCTCGGCGACTTGCTCGCCAATAATCGGCTGATCGACGAGGTCGCCGATCGCTGCCGGCCTGCCGACTTCTCGGTCCCGCTTTACGGCCGCATCTATGGCAAGATGATCGAGCAATCGGCGTCTGGCGCGGTCGACGTGGTAACGCTTGCCCCGCACTTCGCCGAGGATGGCGAATGGCCCCGCGCCTATTCCGTCCTGGCCGCGGCCGATCTCAACGCTGGACCGAAAGCACGCACAAAGGCGTACTTCGATCAGATCACGATGCTGTCGAGCCGGCGCCGGATGGTAGCGGGTCTGAAAGACGTCGTCGCGTCGGCTCGCGATCTGTCGGTGACGCGCGAAGAGCTGGTTGCGAACGCCGACGAGGCCGTCGCTGAGCTGGCGGAGCAGGTAGTTACTGCGCAAGCGTCGGTCGGGGAATACGCGCAAGCCGTCATCGACAGCTTCGGCAAACCTGTTGTCGGTGTTCGATGCGGCACGATCAATTCTCTCGACAACGCGATCGGCGTGCTCCGCCCCTCGAACCTCGTTGTGGTCGGCGGTCGTCCTGGCATGGGTAAGACGTCGCTCGTCACGTCATATTCCATTGGCGCAGCCGGTATGGGTCACGGCGTCTTGATCTTCTCGCTCGAGATGAGCGCCGACGAGCTCACGCGCCGCATGATCGCGGACATGACCTTCTCACCGCGCGGCGGCGTACCTTACGAGCATGTGCGCGACGGCACAGTCCGCCCGCACGAGATGAACGCCGTGATCGCTGCCAAGTCGCGGTTCGACGAGCTGCCGATCGAGATCAACGAAACGTCTGGCCTGACGCTCGCTAAGCTAATCCGCCAGGCGCGCAGCCATAAGCGCCGCCTCGCCGCGAAGGGCGAGAAGCTCGAGCTCGTTGTCGTCGATTACCTTCAGCTGATGGCGCACAGTCGCAAGGGCATGTCACCGTACGAGCATGCCAGCGAGGTAAGCGTCGGGCTCAAGCAGTTCGCTAAGTCCGAAGGCCTCGTTGTGATGGCGGTGGCACAGCTCAGCCGTGACGTGGAGAAGCGTCCAGACAAGCGACCGATGCCTTCAGACCTGCGCGACAGCGGACAGATCGAGCAGGACGCGGACGTGATCCTCTTTGTCTACCGCGAGGAAGAATATCTGAAGAAGCAGGAGCCGGACGACCAGTTCGGCGCCAAATACGAGGCGTGGCGGACCGACATGGAAGCCGTCCGCAACAAGGTCGAGTTCCTCGTCCCCAAACGCCGTAGCGGCCCCTCGGGCAAGGCTCTCGGCTGGTTCTTCGGCGCAAACTCAGCCGTCCGCGGCAGCGATTTCTACAGTTCCAGGGAAGGTGCATAATGGCGCGTATCAGATCGATCCATCCCGGCCTCTGGACCGACGAGACGTATGTCTCGCTGTCCCCGTTCGCGCGGCTGCTGTTTCTTGGCATCTGGAATGAGTGCGACGACATGGGTTCGTTCGAGTGGTCGCCGGTGAAGCTCAAAATGCGGCTTCTGCCGGCAGACAGCGTCGATGCGGTCGCCCTGCTGGACGAACTGGCGGAAGCCGGTTGCATCAGGGCTTACGAAGCCGGCGGCAAGCGCTACGGCGCCGTGCGTAACTTCTGTCAGTACCAGCGTCCGAAGAAGCCCAACTCGACCTATCCCCAGACGGAAGCGGTTCGGAACTGGGTGAACATCGAGGCCCGTTCAACACGCGACGGTGGGGAACTGGATACCCCTTCAGCTACGTCCAGTGGGGAACTCACCCCCCCTCCACCCAAGGCCAGTGGGGAACCGAAGGCCCGTAAAAGGGATGCGAATGGGGAAGCGGTGGGGAACCAGTTACCCACCAGTGGGGAAAAGTCCCGCCAGAGGAAGGAGGGAGGAGGTAGTACAGTTACTGACGTAACTGCCGCTGACGCAGCGATCGATCCTGCGAAAGCCCTCTTCGACGCTGGGATCGCGCTGCTCATGGCGGCGGGCAAGTCCCGAAACCAGGCCGGCGCCCTGATTGCGAAATGGCGGCGGGAGCACGGCGAGAGGTGGACGAACGATGCGATCGTCAGCGCTGCCGGGAAGGCTGACCCCGTCTCGTGGATCGAGGGGCGGAAGAAATCACAGGTCGCTGATGCCGATGAGGCGTTCGCTGCTAGCCGAGCGACGGCGGAGCGCTACCGGCGGATGGCAATCCCGGGACCGCCGACGGACCAGCGGAAATTGGAGGCTCACGCGTGATCGCCGCATGGCCAACCGGCTCACGGCGCGGAGCTTATGTCAGTCGAATGGACTCCGGCCGCGCTGTCTGGCCCAAGGTCGATCGCATCGCCTCGAGCCCAATGGCTCAGCATGGTCCAGTAGCGAGCCTGGTCGACCAAAGGCCGATCGTTCGTGTGGTCAGTTCGCTCAGCAGTGCAGTCACTCGTCATTCCTGGATCCGGCAATTCGTTGAAAGTCTTGGAAAACCCGATTTAACGAAAATTGGTTTCGGTAATGTTTATGGGTCGCTGGTCGGTCTGCCGGTCAGACTGCACCAACCAGACTCTAGGGAAGATTGAAGCAATGGCGCGGGGAACTGACTGGTGCATCCTACGGACCGGAGCGTCGCGCACGCTGCCACTCGCAGCGTCTCTCGAGGCAGCAGGGTTCGATGTCTGGAGCCCGGTGCAAACGCTTACGCGGCGACGCGGCCGGACGCGCGAGCGGGTTGAGTACGCTGCTCCGATCATGCCGACTTTCGTGTTCGCCCGCGCCAGTCAGCGCTATGAACTGGCCAGCATTGCAGCCCAGCCGTTCTCTGAGCATCCTAGCTTCTCGATCTTCCGGCATCTCGGCGCCATCCCGACGATCGGTGACACCGAGATCGCCGAAGCGCGTCGCATTGAGGAAAGAGGTAAGCGAGCTGCCCGAATGGGTCAGCGCCAGGCGTTCACGATCGGGCAGCCGGTCAAGGTGACCGAGGGTCCGGGGGCTGGATTGTCGGGTGAGGTTGTGGAGGGCGGCGACGGCAAGTTCGTATTGGTCGCATTCGCCGGCATCAACATGAAGATCGGGGCTTGGCTACTTGGAACGGATGAGGTACAAAGTCCACCTATCGCCGCATAAGCGGACCGCGATGAGCGCAGTGGCTTGCCACCCTCGTCCCCAACGCAGGAGCAATGCTCCGAGTGGTTGTCCTACGGTATGAAACGGTTGAGCCGCTACCGTAGTAGCGGCTCAAAGGTAATTACATCGAGTTGCCTGGAGCCATGGTACGATCGCCGGACATCGTGCCCGTCGAATGAGCCTTGGAATGCGACATCGTCTTCTGGCTCTTGGTCTTCGCCTTCATGGGCTTGCTCGCGCCGGAGTTATCCAGCTTCTTACCGTTGACCGCGACCTTTGCATCCGGGCCGGTTGGCGTACCGGAACCCGTCGGGCCGCTCTGCTGAGCCATGGCGGCAGTGGACATGGCAATCGCTGCAAATACGGCTACTGTCTTCAACATCATCTCTCTCCTCGTTTGGTTTTCGTCGAACGGATGGTCGTCGTCGTGGATCCTTGGGATCGTCGGTACCTTGATCTTAGTCATGGCTTTTCAATGCTGTGATAGCCGTAGGAGAGCGTTGATGGGCAAACTCACGGCATTGCCGAACCGTCTCGCCTTGCTACCCTCCCGCCTGTCGACGTTTCAGACCGGCGACAAGGGACGTCGCGAAGCCGCACCGTGGCGCGCTTGGTACAACACCACCGCATGGCGGCGCCTGCGGATGGAGATCTTGTTACGCGATCGCTTCACCTGCCAGTGGCCTGGGTGCGGTCGGATTGAGACCGACACGTCGCACCTGGTCGCTGATCACCGCGAGCCCCACCGGGGCAACGAACGCATGTTCTGGGATCGATCCAACCTGCAGACCCTCTGCAAGCCGTGCCACGACGGGCCCAAGGCGAAGGCCGAGGCTCGCTACGGCGCCTGACGGCAGGGGGGGGGTAGACCGAAAACCAGCAGCCCCCTGCCCCTCTATACCGCATCCGTCACACGCGCGGATAATTTTCCTCTCACCGTTCGGGCTGCGAACTTCTGCCGGAGGACGGCCCCTCGATGGCGACGCGCAAGACTTCTTCAGACTGGGATCGGATCGAGCTCGAATACTGAGCTGGCGAAGCATCGGTCCGCGAAATTGCTGATCGCCACGAAATTTCCGATACGGCTATTCGTAAGCGCGCAAAGGCCAACGGCTGGGTTCGCTCGGTTCGCAGGGCCGAACCAGCGCGAACCTGCGAACTTTCGCCTCGCGAGCCTAGGCTGGCGCATGAGCCGGCGCCGGACGCCGCGGTCATAGCCGAGCGCGGCCGCGGGCTGGTCGCCCGGATGCTCGACGAACTCGACGCCACGACGACGTATCTCGGCGAGCTCGAGGAGATGATCGAAGAGCTTACCGCCGACGATCGCGAGGCCCGGCGCCGCGATGGTCTGATGGCTGCGATCAGCCTCACCGGCCGCGCGAAAACGCTCAAGGAATTGGCGACCGCGTTCAAGACGATCAACGAGGCCTCAGCACCGCAGGGCAAGAAAGCTGCCCAGCAGGAAAAGGCCGACCAGATCGCCAACCGTTTCCGCGGCGTTGGCCCGCCCACGCTGAAGGCGGTTAAGTAGGTTGCCGACTTGGTCCACATCCTGCCCCGACTGGAAGGAGCGCATTCGCGGGCGCCGGTCGCTGATTCCATTCGACCCGCTCTTTCCGAGCGTGGCCGAGGCCAAGATGGCGATGTTCACGTCGTTGCGGCTTATGGACGTCACCGGCCAGCCGACGATCGGCGAGTCCTGCGACACCTGGCTGCTGGATTTCGTTGCGGCGATCTTCGGCGCGTACGATCCCGATCTCGGCGAGCAGATGATCAAGGAGTTCCTGCTGCTCGTCAGCAAGAAGAACACAAAGTCGACCATCGCTGCGGGCATCATGGTCACCGAGTTAGCGCTTGGCTGGCGGCACGAAGACGAGAACCTGATCCTCGCGCCGACGAAAGAGGTGGCCGACAACAGCTTTAAGCCGGCGGCGGCGATGATCCGCGCCGACGAAGAGCTGAACGACCTCCTGCATATCCAGGACCATATCAAGTTGATCACGCAGCGGTCGACGAAGGCAACGATGAAGGTCGTCGCAGCCGACAGCGCCACGGTTTCGGGCAAGAAGGCCAGTCGCGTGCTGATCGACGAGCTCTGGTTGTTCGGGAAGGTTCCGACAGCCGACGCCATGTTTCAGGAAGCAACCGGCGGCCAAGCGTCACGGCCGGAAGGCTACACCCTGTTCCTCACGACCCAGTCGGATCAGCCACCTCAGGGCGTGTTTAAGAGCAAGCTGAAGGAATATCGTGCCATCCGGGACGGCACAGTCACCGCGCCGACGAAACTACCGGTGTTGTACGAATTTCCGCCTGAGATGATCGCTGCGGAAGAGCACGTCGACCCCACGAATTTCTACATCACCAACCCGAACCTTGGCCGGTCAGTCAGCCAGCCGTGGCTCCAGAACAAGTTCGACGAAGCCCAACGCGCCGATATGCCAGAGCGGCAGGTGTTCTACGCCAAGCATCTCAACATCGAGATGGGTGTCGGTCTCATGCACGACGCTTGGGCCGGTGCGCTGTACTGGCTTAAGGCCACGGCATCGCCGCAGATATGGGACGGCACGCTCGATCACTTCCTCGAGATCGTCGAGGTCGCGGTCGCCGGCATTGACGGTGGCGGGCTCGACGATCTTCTCGGCCTGACGCTCATCGGACGCCACAAGATCACGAAGCAATGGCTGACCTGGTCGCATGCATGGGGCCAGCTGGACGTATGGGAACGCCGGAAGGACATCGTCAGCGCGCTCGATGGCTTCGTCGCCGAGGGCACGGTCACCAAATGCGAGAGCCCGACACAGGATCTGATCGAACTCGCTGACATACTTGAGCGCGTGAGAGATGCCGGCCTGTTCCCCGAGGAATATGCCATCGGACTCGATCCGGCGGGCATCGCCGCAATCGTCGACGAGCTATCAGGGCGCGGCTTCACCGAGAAGCAAATGCTGGCGATCAGCCAAGGCTTTCGCCTGTCCAGCGCCGTCTGGGGTGCCGAGCGGAAGCTGAAAGACGGCACCATGATTCACGCTGCGCAGGCGCTGATGACCTGGTGTGTCGGGAACGCCAAGGCTGAGCAGCGCGGCAACGCGGTGATCATCACCAAGCAGATCGCCGGCAAGGCCAAGATCGATCCACTCATCGCACTGTTCAACGGGGTGATGCTGATGTCGCGAAACCCTGAAGCGGCTGCATCCTTCGACATCGCGTCAATGATCGCCTGATCCGGAGTATCTTATGAACGTAATGCATAAGGCCTCCGCTCGCGCGGCGGGCGCAAACCCCCTCACCTTCGTGATGAGCGACGCCACGGTCGACCGCTATGGCGACATCGTTGAGCCGAAAGGCTGGGTCCTCGAAGCCTTTCGCCAGAACCCGAAGGCGCTCTTCAATCACAACTCCGACATGCCGATCGGCGAATGGGAGAATGTCCGCGTCGAAGGAGGCGCCCTACTCGGCGACCTGAAGTTCGGCCCCCTGGGGGCCTGCCCGACCACCGACAAGATGCGGGCATTTGTCGAAGCCGGCATGATGCGCGCCGTGTCAGTGGGCTTCCGCGGCCTGAAGGCCGATCCGATTCCAGGCGGCGGCATCCGCTACACTAAAAGCGAACTGGTCGAATGCTCGTTGGTGAGCATCCCGGCGAACCCGAATGCGCTCCAAAAGGCAGCGCAACTCAACCTTTCCCGCGAAGCAAAACAGCTGATCTTTGGCGAGTCCGCCGACGAGATCAGCACCGTGACGCGCAGTGCAACCGGCGAGACCGCCTTGATCCCGACCCTTTCAAGGAAAACCAACATGACGACCCTTTCCCAGCGCATCGAGAATGCGCAGGCCGAAGTCAATCAGGCGCGCTCGAACCTCGAGACGGCCGTCGAGGCTGGCGGCGACATCGACACGCTGACCACCGACATGCAGACCAAGGAAGCGACGCTTTCCTCGCTGAAGCGCGCCGAGACGGTCCTTGCCGGCGACAATCCATCGAACGGCATCGTGACGCCACCTGTGATCATCGAACATCGCAGCGTCGACCAGCGTCGCCCCTTCGCACTGCCGGCGAAGAAGCTCGCCCCCGTCGACCATATCTTCCGTTCGATGGTCGTCAGCCTGCTCGCCCATGCGCGTAACACGACGCCGGTCGAGGCGATGAAGTCGGTATATGGCGAGGACGTCGCGACCAAAGCCGTGATGGACGTTCTGTTGCGTTCGGCGACTGTTCCGGCCGACACCGTTACGCCTGCATGGGCTGGCGTGCTGGTCGAGACCGCGATCGGCGAGTTCTTCGACCTCCTGCTGCCCACCTCGGTCTATCCGCGGTTGTCGGCGATCGGCGGCCGGTTCGGCTTCGGTCGCGCTGGGAAAGTCAGCCTTCCATCGCGGTCGTCGACCCCAACCGTCGCAGGCTCGTTCGTCGGTGAAGGCGCCCCGATCCCTGTCCGTCAGGCTGGGTTCGTGAGCACGACGATTTCGCCGAAGAAGATGGCCGTCATCACGACCATGACACGCGAGATCACGGAGCACTCCACTCCGCAGATCGAGCAGATCCTTCGCGAAGCCATTCAGGAGGACACGAGCATCGCGCTCGACGTGGTGCTGCTCGACGCCAACCCGGCGACAACGGTTCGTCCCGCAGGCATCCGGAACGGCGCCACCTCGGCTGCCGGCACGGCGGGCGGCAACATGGCGGCGCTCGTTGCCGACGTGAAGGGCATGTTGTCCGACCTGACCACCAACACGCTCGGCAACCTGCGCAACCCGGTCTGGCTGATGAACCCCGCGCAGTCGATCAGCGCTGGCCTGATCCAGGATGGCACTGGTCAGTTCCCCTTCAAGGCGGAACTCGCGAACGGCAACTTCATGGGCTACCCGGCGATCATCTCGTCGACCGTCCCGGTTGGCGTCCTCGTGCTCATCGACGCGGCCGACTTCATGTCGGCGACCGGCGACGTGCCGCGCTTCGACGTCAGCAACCAGACGGTCCTGCACATGGAAGACACGGCACCGGCGCAGATCGCGTCGGCCGGCAC